CGATCAAGTGCTGGATCAACTGGCCGACCTTGCCCGTCGCCCCGAGCAACTGCGCCGCCGCGCCAGCAGGGACGGCGATATACGACCACCTGTGAGGCGTCTGCTCCTGCATCGCTGTGCTCCTGTGACTGGCGAGCCCGAAGGCCCGCCCGCCGTCCTACGTGATGACCCAGAGATTGTTCGCCTCGACGTTCCACTTCAGCGCCGTCGCCGCGACCAGGGTCAGCGTGCCGCCCTGAAACGCCGGAGACGTGAGCGTGGCGTGCCCGCCGGTCGTGCCGTCGTGCACCGTGCCGCCGGTTGCGGTGATGACGTGCGCGAAGTCGCTTCCGCCGGTGAACTTGAGTCTCCGGCCGACATTCGCGGCGCCAGGTGCGGCGAGCGTGCCCGCGAGCGCCGACCCTTTCGTGATGAGGAACGTGCGGTCTTCGTCGATCGGGAACGCCAGATCCGCGGCCACGATCTCCGGCGGCTCGGCGGCTCCCTTGACGACATGCGGATACCTGACGACGCGAGGCTTAAACGGCATTGCCTAACTCCATTCTGGAGCGCACGCGCGGGCAGAGGTTGTGAGCCCCTGCCCGCCCGCCACTCGAAACGAGGATATGCCCTACGACTACGAGATGGTGATCGCGTCGGCGTAGTGGACAGCGTGGATCGAGAACAACGAATGCGTCGTCAGCCACGCGGTCAACGTCACCGTCGCTGCGCCGCCCACCGGCGTGACGCGGATGCCGTGGAAGCGCAGCCAGCCCGCGGCGGCGACACCCTGCGGCAGCGGCATGAAGATCAGCCGCCCGACCGGCATGTCAGCCGCCAGGAACGTGCGCTGGCTCAGCACCACGATGCCAGCGGTGAGTGCACCGTCCGTCGCCATGATCAGTTCGACGAGCACGGTCGTCGCTGACGCAGCCACGTTGACGGCGATCCCGTAGCCCATCGCCTCGCCAGTCGCAATCTCGCGACGCGGCGTGACGTTGCCGAGATCGATCGAATCCGTGGAGACCGCCACGGCGGTGAATGCCTGCGCGTTGGAGACGCGGAGCAAAGCATCGATATACATACAAGCGACTCCCTCTTGAACAAGTGATGGTGAGAGCCGGCGCGATGCCGGCTCCACAGCTCCGCGACTCAGACGACGAGCGCCTCCGTTTCGAGCAGCGCGTCCACCTTGCCGATCGGGATGCCCCGGAACGTCGGACGCATCACGCCATCGACATCCTGGTAGGTGAGCCCGCCCCCTGAGATCACGTCATCGCGGCGCTGAATGTCCAGCATCTCGAGGAGCGTGCGGTTCATGTAGATCGCCGGCTTGCCGAGCCCCGTCGCCGGGATACGGTGAATCGCCTTGATCAGCATCTCGATCAAGTCCGCAGCAGACGACTTCGCGACCAGGTTGCTGATGTCGATGTTCGGCATCCGCACCGCATAGCGCCAGTCCTTCAGCGCGATGCCGGCCTTCCACTGCCACCGCTCCTGGTAGGCGCGCATCCGCGAGCCGCCGATGCCGTTCGTCATCTCGACGGTGACTTCGCCGTAGTCGTCGTGCTGGAGACCAGCGACCGAGCCCTTCGGGAAGATGCCCATGAGCGTCTGATCGCTCCAGACCACCAGCCACATCGAGCTGTTGTCAGCTCCGACGCCTCCGCCCGGCACGATGTTCTGTGCGTTCTGCGCGGCCAGCGAGCTGTAGCGCACGCTGAGCCCGGTGAACTCTTCGGGTGCGAGCCCGCCGTTCCCGTAGAACAACGTCTGCGCCATCTCCTGATTCATCGCCTCGATGAAGGCACGAGCTTCGGAGAGACGGAACGCCTGAACATTGCCGTTCAGTTTCGCCAGGTCCACATCGACTTCCGACCAGGCTTCGAGGATGCCGGCCTGCTCGTCGATCTGTGCGGTCGTGCTCTTCGACGGCGTGACGCCGGTGTTCAGCAAGCGCCAGGCGACAGTCGGTAGACCAGTGCGCACCGTCGTGCGGTGTCCAGTCGGCAGGTTGCCTTCGATCCAGCGCATGTCGAGCAGAATCTCGTTCGTCTGCGAGAGCAGCTCCACGATGACCGGCACCTTGCCGTTCGGGTCGAGGCGCTTCGCCCAATCGGCGAGCGTGAGCGCGCCAGTGCCGAGCACTGCGCCGATCGCGCCGAGCCCGTAGATCAGCCACTCGACCTTCGAGTGATCGGTGCCATGCGCAGACGTGACGACCTGCGCGAAAACGCTGTCGCTGAACGCCAGCACGAACGCGAGCAGCACAAACAGCATTCGATACATAGTGACTCCCTCTTCGTCGCGAGCTACTTCGGTGTCTTGTCGTAGAGCTTTTCGGCTGCGCTCATCGGTTGACCGCCGCCGCCGCCACTCTGACCAGGCCGATCTTCACCCGCGCCTTTGCCGAGATCGGCCAGGAAGCTGACCGCCTCGATGTGATTGCTCGCTCCGACCCTGTTGAGGAATCGGAGAAACGACTCTCGCCGGGGATGGCCTTCCGGCCGGATTGCGTCGATGCCGACTTTCACGAGGCGCTGCGTCTCGATGAGATGGTCGCCGCCGTAAGTCGGGTCAGCCTTCGTATCCGCCAGAAACCTCGCCGCCGCGTCCGCGACGTTAGCGATGTGCTCGTCGAGTGCTGCCTGCGCTTCGGCGTTCGACCAGCCCATGTCGCGAGCTGTCTTCTCGAACGCCTTCACGTCGCTCTCTTCGACGTAATCCTTCCCCTTGTCAGGAATCGCGAGCGTGTATTTGTCGGGAGCCTTCGACGCCTCTGCGTCGGCCTTGCCGCCCTTATCGTCCGCGCCCTTCTTCCCGTCTGCTCCACCGGCTGCGGCGGCTGCGTCCGCGGCGGCTTTATCCGCGGCGGTCTTGGCTGCTGCTGCCGTCGCGTCGGCTGCTGCTTTGTCGGCTGCTGCCTTCGCGTCTGCTCCGCCGGCCGCTGCTGCGGCTGCGGCTGCTGCTGCGGCGCTGTCGGTGTTACCCTGCGCGCCCGCTGCCTTCTCAGTCATCACTGCCCTCTCTCTCGGCCGCGCGCCTGGTGTGCGCGGCATCGGTCGATTGTTGCTGCTGCTTCAGCCAGGCCCACTCTTCGCGCTCCATGAGCTGATAGCTCTCTTCGTTCGTCCGAATAAGATCCGCCATCAGCTCGTGTCCGTAGTCCTGCCTCCCCGCGTTGTAGTGAATCTCGCTCGACGGGTGCCAGATCGACTTGTAGACGCCGGCCCGTCGAATCAACATCGCGAACACGATGCGCCCTGCCGGCGTGCTGAGCACATCGTTGATCGCGTTCGCGAACCGCTCTTCACGGCGCTGCTCGACCTGCGCGGCGAAGCGCACCTGCCGCGGGTCAGCGGCATTGCGCACGAGCGCGCGGTCTCGCTTGTCTGCCACTACGCACCGCCTCCGGCGTTCTGCAACATCCGATCGAGCGCGCTGTCTTCCGCGATCGGAGCGCCGCCGGCGTCGGACAGAGCGCCCGCTGCGCTCGCGGCGGTCTCCGCGGCCATCGCGGCTTGCTGCTGCTGCGCCTCCGAGTCGGCGAGCTGCTGCGCCTCGTCGTCGCTCCGCAGTTGCCGCGGGTCCACGGCGGTCATGTCTGCGTAGAAGTTCACGATTTCGACCGCCTTCAGCTTGTGCTTGATCTGCGGGAACACTTCGCCGAGCGGCATCATCGAGCTGACGAAGCGATCCTGCGACGCCATGCCGACCATCTTCTGCGCCTGCGCCATGATCGACGTGTATTCCACCTTCAGCGCGACGCCATCGAGTTCATCGGGCGGATCGGGAATCATGCCGGCCGCTTCCATCTTCGTGTAGGTGCGCTCGATGAGCGGGTCGAGCAGCTCGTCGTTCGTGCGTTCGAGCACCGGCCCGACGACGAGCAGCTTCTCTTCCATGCGCGCCCTGATCTCTTCGGCCGTCTTCGGCTGCACGCCTGGTGACTCCGCGAGCATCAGGAACAGGTTCTTATGAAACGCTTCGTTGATCAGCATCCGCACGTCTTGAATGTCCGCGGTCAGATGTTGGAAGCCTTCGAGTCGAACCTCGTGAATCGGCGAGAGCCCCTGCTGTCCCTCCCTAGCATCGACGTAAGTGATGTCGCCCTGAATGAGCGATGTCTTCTGGTTGCGCAGTGACGACGGTCCCTTC